GGCTAAGACAGTAGAAGGTATGGCGTATTCCAAAGATTCGTTGTATAATAAACGAAATATGAATAGGTTAACAGCGGATATGACAAAATGTCAATCTAATTATATGAATATTAAAGGGGCTAAGTAGAATGGCTATGATGGTAAACAGAGAGGCTCCATTAGGAGGATTATCCAGCCTTATGGCAATGAAAGGCCGTATGGGGGATACTGAGCTTGTACATATGTCAAAGCCAGAAGTTCGTAGCCTTCAGGCTCTCGGGCAGCTATCTGTTAACCCGTCTACCGGCCTTCCAGAGGCTAAAGGTCTCCAATCTATTCTACCTCTTATTGCAGGCACAGCGGCTTCCTTTGTTCTTCCAGCACTAGCCCCAAGTATTTTTGGTTCTGCATTAGGCACAGCCGCTGCTGGTGCTTTAGGATCAGGTGTTGGTTCCCTACTAGCTGGTCAAGGCGCGGATAAAGCCTTATTCAATGCTGCCCTTAGCTTTGGAATTGGTAGTATTATGGGTGCAAAGCCTTTTGGCAATCTAGGTGCTGACGCCGCTACAGGAGCCGCTGAAGGCGCTGCTGGAGCCGGATTACAAGATGTTGCAGGATTTACACCAGCCGCCTCTTATGCTAATGCCCCAATTTCTGTAGAAAGCTTAGGCTTTGATCCACTCGCACAAGCTTCTTCTAATGCGGAGGCCGCTGGAATGGGGTTCACTTCTCCCGCGTCCTACAATCCTGCAGAAGCTTTTGCTAGAGATGCGGGCGTTGCTGTTGATCCTAGTCTGCAAACAGCGGCTTCTTCTAGACCCGATTTCTTAGGCCGTTTAACCGAAAGAAGATTTACAGATGATGCAGGAACTACATTGTTTGGTAAGCAAGCCGAAGAAGCGGCTAAGGCTGCCGGTAAAGAAACTTCAGCTAGCTTTGGTAAGACAGCCCTTCTTCCGCTAGGTGTAGGATTAGCAGGTCTGGCATCTCCAGAACCAGCGTCTTATCAGCCACCCCAAACCCAAGCCTATGTACCCCGTCGCCAAACACTATCAGGGGGCGAAACACTGGCTCCTGTAGCAACTCAGGAGTCTGCTCTGGACATTGCTCTAGGACGTTCTCCTGCTCGTAATTATCTATCCCCCTATACTTATGCAAAGGCCGGTGGCCTTATCCGCCTCAATGAAGGCGGTATGCCAATGGAACAAGAAGATGTTGAAGAAGGTTCTCCAGAGTACTTTGAAGGCCGTGTTCGTGGTAACGGAGATGGTATGTCGGATGAGGTAGAGTTTGAAGTCGAGGGTGAAGACCCAGATATGGCTATGTTAAGCCGCGACGAATATGTTCTTCCGGCAGATGTTGTAGCAATTATTGGTAATGGCTCTTCAGAAGCAGGTGCTAATAAGATTGATATGTTCGTAAAACAATCTCGTAAAAAAGCCTTTGGCACAGAAAAACAACAAAAAGAAACAAAGGGTGACGGGGGATTAGCTAGCCTCGTCGCATAAATGTATGATCGTATATAGAGTAGAACGACAGTATATAGACGCAGTATTTCCGCATATTCAACATCTTCTGCAAAAAGCCATTGAAACTAATGTTGGCGAAGTCCTAATGGAAGATGTTAAACAGTACTTAAGATGTGACCAGCAACAGCTTTGGTTAGGTCTTAACGAAAAGGAAAAAAGGATCGAACTGGCCTTTACAACCCAGATCGTCGTTTACCCAAATCAAAAACATCTACAAATCCATTTGACTGGTGCAGAGCCACACACTTTAGAAAACTGGCTCGATTCTTGGTCAGAACCTCTAGAGAAGTTCTGTAAAGAAAATAGAATTAAATATATTGAATGTGCCGGTCGTGAAGGCTGGACTAAAATCTTAAACAAGCTGGGTTACAGGAAATACGTAACCGTTTTAGTTAAGGAACTTTAAAAAGATGATTGAAGACCTCAAGACAGAAATTTCGGAACTATCCGTAAGGGATAAGATTGAGCTACTCAACTGTCTCTACCACGATCTATCCGGTCATGGCACAGATGGAGATACTGAGCTTGCTCATATTAATGTTCAAGAAGCTGCTATTCTTAAAGCTCTTGGCGGTTCTGGAACTGTCAACGAGATTACAGGTCTGCGTCAGTATGGTAAGGGAGGGGGCTCTCCTGCGCCAGCCCCTTCTTCGACATCTCAAACAATGGAAATTCCTGCTGAATTAAAACCTTATATTACAGATATTCTTGCTAAATCTCAAGCTATTCAGGAGAAGCGCACAGAAGAAGGATATCGTCCTTATCAAGGACAGCAGCTTGCAGAATTTACTCCAGAGCAACAAAGAGCTATGCAGGGTATTTCTGGGCTTGTCGGCACTAGCCAGCAGTATCTAGACCCTGCCGCTCGTCTTACTGCCGCTTCAGCTATGACCCCCACAGGCGAAGAAGTTTCTCAGTATATGTCTCCCTACATGCAGCAGGTTGTAGACATTCAGCAACGTGAGGCTCGCCGTCAAGCTGATGTATCAGGACAACAACTAGCTTCGGAAGCTGTTCAAAGAGGAGCTTTTGGCGGTTCTCGTCAGGCTATTCTAGAAGCAGAAGCTGCCCGTAATCTACAGACACAGTTGGGTGATATTCAGGCTCGCGGTCTTGCCGGTGCCTATGAAGATGCCCAACGTAGGCTTGCAGAACAGCGCCAGCGTCAGCTAGCAGGCGGAGCGCAGTTTGCTCAGATGGCTCCTACTGCCGTTTCTACAGGGCTACAAGAGCTAGGGGCCTTGCAGCAAGCTGGTGGTATGCGTCAGGCACAATCTCAGGCTGCACTTGATATTGCTCGTCAGCAGTTCGAGGCTGAGAAAGCCTTCCCAGAACAAACCCTACAGCAGTACTCTTCGATCATTCGCGGTTATGCTATGGACCCGAATACAACAGTAACAAAATATACTCCAGCACCTTCTACTCTCCAGCAGATTACTGGTCTTGGTGTAGGTACTGCGGCTTTGGGTAAATCCTTTGGTCTATTTAATGAGGGCGGTAAAGTTGGTGACGGTAAAGGTCTTGCTTCTATTATTGTAAGACGTAAGCATGGCGGAAAAACCGTTAAAATGCAAAAAGGTGGTTCTATTCTGGATCAATTAGGACTTCCTGAGGATAAAAAAACCGCAGCCTTAAAAGATATTGACAGGCTAGGGTATGCTTATATTACTCTTCCTTCTGGTCAAGTCAGACAAATAACAAAAGGAGATATTCAACGTACCGCTTATATTCCTCTTTCCCCAAGACAGCCTGATCAAACAACAGCAACCGATTTTCAACCACAAGGTCCTGCGGTACCAACTCCTCAAGTAGATACACCCCGCTTAACTCAAGAACTGGTTAGAGGAACAGTACCTGTTTTTGGTCCTGCGATTAATGTAGCTAATAGGTATTTTGTAAGAACCCCTACATCAACAGCAGGAGTAGGAGCAGGAAACGCTGATAGTGGTAGGGCTGCTGCACTAGAAGGAGCAAAAGAACCTCAAGCAGAAGGACCTCAAGCAGGAGGAGGAGGAGCAGGAGGACCACCGGCAGGAGGACCACCGGCAGGAGGACCACCGGCAGGAGGAGGAGGAGGAGCAGAAGGATCAGTAGTACCAGTAGTGTTGGCAGAACCGCCTATTCTTAGTAGGGAAGAGCAAAGAAAGATAATTTTTGGCCCCGCTCTTTATGAAACATCTGAGGAGGGTACCGCAGCTAGAGAACAACTTATTAAAACAGAAAAAGATAGAGAAGCTGGTTTGCGGGAAGTCTACAAACAGCAACAAGAGGCTGCCGATAAATATGGAACAGACCAAGAAGGCTACAATGAACTTATGAGCATGTTCTCAGAAAGAGGACGTAAAATTCAGGAAGAAGAAGAACAGGTCAAAAAAGAATTTGAATCTGGAAAAGAGGCTATTGATAAAAAGACTTGGCTGACTCTAGCCAAGACTGCCTTTTCTTTTGCCTCTCCAAAGGAAACTGGTGGATTTATGGTTGATTTGTCTAGGGCTCTCGGTAACTCTACCGAAGATTTCTCGAAACTTGTAGATGAACAGCAAAGACTTATTAAAGACCAAAGAAAAGAACTGTCTTCAATCTCAGATAAAAAACTAAGCTTAATTGCTAAGAAATTTGACATTAGCAATGACGAAGCTAAACGTAAATTTGAGGCCGCTAAGGAAGCACTGCTTAATAAAGAAAAACAGATCAATGCTGTTGGCAAAGCTCTGGCAACTGAATATACTCTTGGTTCTGGAGTTACAAAAGCTCAAGAATCCCAAGCTACAGCCCAAGCGGCTCGCGCAGAAAATTTAGCAAAAGCAGACTACTATGCAACACCGCGCGGAACTTCAAGAGAAACTGAATTTGGTATACCCGTAGCAGAGATAACAAAAGAACTTGCCAATAAATTTAAAGTACCGTCTGGCTTTGATTTACCAGTTGCTCTGCCCCGTCAGCTTAAAATAAGAATTAGAGATTATATTCAAAAGACCAATCCAAGTATTATGACGGATATAGGAGACTATAAAACTGAAGAAGCAAGGTTACTAGAAAAACTGTATGATAATTACACAAAGGATGTAGTCGGCATAAGAAAGTTAGAAGAAGCTCTTAAATCACCTTTACAGTTTAAAAATGGATATTAGAACAAGTACTTTTCAAAAAGCTAGAGAAAGCTTTGAAAATTTAGTCAAGGAGTTTCCTGAAGTTCGTCAAGACGAAACACTTCAGGATAACTTCTTGCGTCAGCAGGGTATTGATCCCACAGAGTTTTTCTCTGCCTATAAACAATATGACGACGAACGCAAGGCCGGAGTTACTGATTTTAGGCCCTTGTCCGATATAGGAGCTTTTGGAGCAGCACAGAGATTTGGAGGAAGAACTGCTGGCGAGGTTTTAGGTGCTGTACAAGACCTTACTAAAACATTTACAGGTGTTGACCTAAAAGAAAATATTAAAAATGTAGCGTCTACAGTTTTCGGAGAAGAGCCGACTAATGCTGTTTTAGATGAAGCTGAAAGATTTTTAGACCCTTATCATGGCGATGGTCTTTTAGGGGAGGCGGAGGATATTGGGGGAAAGGTTGCGTCCTTCTTTGTTGGTTTCGGTCCTGTACTAAAAGTCATACAATATGGTTCTAAGGCTCTTTTAGGCGGTACTCGTTTAGCCGCTCCCCTTTCTAAAACTCTTCCGGGATTTAGAAACTTAACGTATGGAAATGTAGCTGGAGGCATCGGTGCCGCTGCTTTGACTGAAACAGCATTGACAGATCAGCAAGAGTATGCGTTAGAAAAACTAAATAGTATTCCAGAAGGAGAACAACTTCTTCAGGAATTAGAGAATAATCCAGAAAACCCACAACTTCAAATGTATGCGGATGAACTTTTAAAAAATCTGGGGTATGAGACAGCTTTTGCTGGCGGCTTCGCAGGTCTTCTGGGAGCCAAAAAGCTTTTTGATAGAACAAAGGTTGGACAAACAGTTTCTAAATTAGGAAGTAAGTACTTCTCGTCTAGAAGAGGATTAGATGACGGCGCTCTTAATATTGTTCTAAAAAGGGACAACGAAGCTCGTGCGGCTTTAGAAGAAGCGAACGGATATGCTGATGACCTAAAAAAAATTGTTGAAAAAGAAGTTAAGGCAAGAAACACCCCCCTTGCTGCTCTACCCACAGATCAAAGAGAAGAACTTTTAAATCTGGCTCTAGCTGGAGATTCTGCTGCAATTGGTTCTCTAAGCCCAGAAATGCGTAGCATTGTTCAAGAAATGGTAGATAACAAAAGAAGGTTCTCTGACCATCTTGGTAACAATGTTTTTAAAGGTGCATTAAGTTATAAGTTTCTTAACAATGACGTTGTTTTAACTAGATCATATAAAATTTATGATGATCTAGACTATTCTTCAAAAGTTAAAGAAGCGTTTGAAGATTACCGTATGGGTAAAAATTTATCTGATCCAGAAATGCAACAGAACTTAGATAATGTAGCAAATGTTTTGAGAGCTAAATTCCCTAATGCAACTTCTGATGAAATTCTCGATAAACTTTCTGAATTAGCTTTTGTTAATAATAAAGAAAAAGATGCCTTTTTTGATATTTTAACAGGAAAGGTGGGTGGTGGTGCGTTTGCTGGAACAGCTAAATCTGCTATGAAAAGACAAAATATTGATCCAGCCATTAGAGCATTATGGGGAGAAGTTAAAGACCCCTTTGTAAACTACACCAAAACTTATGTTAAGCTAGCAGAAATGAAAGCGGAACATGATTTTATGTCCGATATTGCAAATCACTTTGTTGGGACAAATCAGGTTATTAGACAAAGCGCCGCACAGGGTCGTGGAGACTTAAGGAGCCTAGCTTTAGAACATGCTAAGGGAATTTTCTCGCCACAAGCTGCTGAAAAATATATTCAAAACCCCATAGCAAGGAGTATCTATATTGATCCTAATTACTATGATGCTCTAAAGGATTTCAATAACTACGATAACCTACCTTCCTTTCTCAATGTCTTTGCAGCAGCAAAGGGTGCATCACAATTAGCTAAAACGGCTTATAATCCGGGAACGCATGGAAACAACATAATCGGCAACATGGCTCTACTCGCGGCTAACGGTATGAACCCATTTTTTGGAAAAGGATTTAGTCCAGCTTTCCAAGCAGTTTTTTCCAAGTTAAAAGGGATGTCAAATAAAGACTTAGGTATGTATCTTGGAGAACTAGAAAGGGCTGGTGTAGTATCCTCTAGTGTGCAGACAAACACAATGAGAAGAAATTTACAAAGTGTTTCAGATATTTCTAAATTTACAAATACACTTACAAATAACAAAATTACAAAACTATATGAAGGGGAAGATAGTCTTTTTAAAATTGTTCATTACGAAAGAACAAAGGACTATCTTAGAAGTGCTTTTCCGAATCTGACACAAAAAGAAATAGCTGATATGGCGGCGCAGAGAACAAGGGACTTGATGCCTAACTACTTTATGCTGTCTAAAGCTATTCAGGCTCTCCGCGCTGCGCCTATCGGCAGCTTTGTCGGCTTTGCTGCTGAAATGGTTAGAATTTCTAAAAATTTAGTCAAGTATAGTTTAGATGATTTAGCAAGCGGTAATCAGGTACTTCGTGCCGCTGCTTTAAAAAGACTAGCGGGTACTACATTTGTTGGTGGTCTTTTGCCCGACATTCTTGAAAGCGTATCGGCTCAAATTTATGGGATTACTGATGAACAACTAGAAGCCATTAAAGCTGTTGATAAGCCTTACTTTAAAGGTACTAATCAAATTTTCCTAAGCCCTATTAAAGAAAATAAGGAGAGGGGTACAAAGGAAGTTGAAAGAGTTATGCTTGGCGCAGTAAACCCATTTGAAAGTATTAGGCTAGCAGCTAAAGCATTACACTCAACTATAGGAAACCTTTCAGGAAAAACTCCTGACACAGAAAAAATAACCCAACAAGCGGCTCTTTCTATGCTTGATAGAGTTGTATCTCCTTATGTTGGTACGTCCATGCTTACTGAAGGTTTAATAGCAATGTCTTCAGGTGATCCTGAGCAATTAAAAATATATCCTGAAAGTACGGCCTTAGGAGCAACCATCAAAGGAATTGCTCGTGCTTTTGATATTGATCCTGACGCACCTCTAGTACAGGGCGCTGCTACATTGGGCGCTGTATTTGATCCGGGATTTGCGTCATTACTTACAAAAAGATATCAGTTTGAAGAAGCTAAAGCAAAGCAACTAGGTGTTCCCCTTTCGGAGGCCGTCTTCATGGAAAGAACCGGTAGGGAGATTAGCGACTACGATAGCGCCTTAAATCCAAATTTATTTTTAGATATTGCCGGAGTAAAAAAGAATACGTTAGATTTAACTTCAAATACGAGAAGCATCTTACAGCCCATCTTAAAAGACATTGATACGTCCGGTGATAAGTTTAAAGAAGCTATTACTCGTAGAAACCTTTTACCAGAAGACTTCCCAGAAGTTGACAAAATTCTTAAGCGTGACTTTAAAAAGGACGTAGATAAAAAGTTACTTTTAAAAGAATATACAGAAATGTTTAAGAGGCTGGGACTTACAGAAGAAGACATTGCTAGAGGTTTTTCTAGACAGGGAAGATATCCTTTAGACAAGTTGAATAGAAAGCAGATAGACGAAATTAGGGCTGCTTACAATGATATGTATTCACCCTTTGAGCTATCTGAAGATACGATAAATATGGTTAGAACACTAAACCCGCAATACGATTTTAAAAATTATATTGATTTGTATAGTGATTTGAAAAAGACACCATTAACAAAAATTAAAGATAGGGGTGAATAGTCGTGCCAGATATCAATTTAATTTGGAATTTAATTCTTAGTGGTGTAGCCGGACTTATCGTGTGGTGGGTTAGGGGCGTTAACTCTGAGATTTCCGACACTAAGAAGATCATTTCAATTACTAGAGAAGAGATGGCACGAGAGTATGCTCTTAAGATCGATGTAGATCGGGACATGGAGAAGCTTCTAGATCGTCTTGATCGTCTGGATAGTAAGCTTGATAAGCTATTAGAAAGAATTGTAGATGCCGGAACAAGGTAGTTGGGAGTTCTTCAGCAGAGACGAACTGAAGTGCAAAGCCTCTGGAGAATGCGCTATGGACGAAGCTTTCATGCAGAAGCTCCTCCAGCTTAGAAAACAGTATGGTAAACCAATTACTCTCTCTTCTGCCTATAGAAGTAAGGAACATAACGCCTCTGTTGGTGGCGCTCCTCAATCCCCTCATATCTATGGTAAGGCTGTGGATATCCTTGTGTATGGCACAGACGCCTACAGGATCGTACACCTAGCTCTCCAGCTAGGCTTTACCGGCATTGGTGTGTCCCAGAAGGGTGGTCCAGCTAAAAGATTTATTCATCTGGATACTATGGAAAGTAGTTCTTCGGTATTAAGACCTACAATATGGAGTTATTAAATGGACTTAGGTAAGCTAGCAAAAGATGTATTAGGCATTGTAGCCCCCGCATTAGGGACGGCTTTGGGTGGTCCTTTAGGCGGCATGGCGGCAAAGGCTCTCAGTGAAGCTCTACTGGGCAGGCCAGACGGTTCTGAGGAAGAGATGTCGGCAGCCCTAGCCAACGCTACGCCAGAACAGCTAGCGGCTCTTAAGAAAGTAGATGCTGATTTTAAGGTACAAATGAAGGCCCTAGACATCGATCTAGAGCGTATTTCTGCTGGGGACAGGGATTCAGCCAGACAACGAGAGATAGCCCTTAAAGATAGAATGCCAGCCATTCTAGGCTTCATTACTCTCGTGTCTTTCTTTTCCTACATTGGCCTTGTAACATTTCTGCCACAGGCACGTATGGCTGATATTGGCTTTATCAACATTGCTATCGGCTGGCTTGGGGGTACTGCTAGTACAGTAGTTTCCTACTACTTTGGTAGTAGCTCAGGTAGTGCAGAAAAGAATAAGATTATTGCCGCGAGCCAGAAGAAGGAATAGGTGGGGAAGGGGAAAGACCTGAATCTTCAAGGTCTTCTTCATCTGACGGAGGATCGTCGGTAGTAATATCGGCATCCTCCGTTTCTTCTTGTTCTACCCCCTTAAACCAAGAGCATTCTAAGAATATCTTACTTGCTCTCTCTTCCCCCAAAATCTCAAGATACTTAACAATATCCGCCTCAAGTTCCAGAATAGTAGATGGAACAATCTCTTCTTTTTTCGTATTGACTTTAGAGAGAAGCTCTAGGGCCTTTAGCGCAGTATTGGTATGATTGTTCTGTTTAGCCGCTACATACTGCTGCTCGATCTCCTCAATAACATTAATACGGGTCTCAAGCTCTTTCTCCAACTCCTCGATCCTGTTCTTAATACGAGGATCGTTAGCCAAGCGGCAGCCCTGATTATGGGCAGAAGTTGGAGAATAGCCAGCTACCTTAGCAGCCTCCGTCGCATTACGATAGATAACATAAGCTTGAGCAAACTTCTCATGCTTCTCTAGTAAACCGACTTCTGGCCTTTTGTTTTTCATACTACTTACTTAAAGTAATCAAGATAGTAGGGAAGTTTTGCGTGGTGCGAGTTTCTAAAGACTTCATGCACTAACGTATTTCTTCCATATACTTGAATGTTAGCATCAACCTGAGCATTGTTGAATAAGCGTTCACAGTCTTGTGCCATAGCTAGAAGCTCTCCTGTTGTCCAGAACTTCTTACCGTTCGTTTCTACAGGCATATGTTTAGGCTTGCCGTCTAGCTTCTCCTCCTTCATCTTAGCAGTCATCTTCGGAATATTGCAGTCAAATCCGAATAGATGGAAGTTTCTAAAGCCTAGAATGTGCATAAGACCAACCCCACGCATAGCCGCACAGGTTCCACCTGTAACGAAGGTGGTGTCCTTAGATAGCTTCGCCTTGCTGTCAATGGCAAATGTTCTGGGGTCTTTCGATGCTTCTCGAATAGCTTCCGAGTAGGCATGCCAGCCATGTACATTATCCGTCCGTTCCATCAGATATTTAGTAACGGAAGGATCGGTCATAGAGGCTACAAAGAAGTTAGTCTTCTTGTCTACCTTAGCAAAGAGTTCTTTGCGTACAATGCCATGAGTAGACACTCCGTCAATTGTACGGGGGTCTAGAATGATGCAGCCCCACTGAGGGATTTTCTCTTTTAGAAGGTGCGGATAACTGTGCTTGACAGATAGAACAACGCCCTTAGTTTCTTTAATAACGCGACGTAGCTCATCGTAGTCTAGAGAAGGTCCTGCCGATACAATGATCGCATGTTCTGGATTTGGATTACAGTTGCGAGCAATTCCCCACTTCTTAATGAGTTTAATGTTCTCATTAATATTGTTGATAATGTAGTCCTTTGGCATACAATCCTTAGGGCGTACAACAATAGGAATCCTTAGAAGTTCTTGCGGTAGAGGCGGGAGCGCAGTATCTTGAACATACACAGCCAGATGCGTAATTCCACCACCTTGCACTCTATCGTTAGACGGTAGAACGATGCACGTTTGTTTAGCCTTCTTATTAGCCTTAAGCTCCTCAAATAATCTGTTAGTTCCTTGATGTTCTTCACCGAGAATATTCCCATCAATGTCTTTTGAGAAGTAATCGTCAAAGACGACGATTGGCGAATGCTTTAAATACTTATAGTCACTTCGTACCGTTTCTTCACTATGTCCACCATCGATATAAGCAAAGGAAACATTCTGAAGAGATTTCTTAGCCTTCTGTAGGGTCTTCTTAGAGTCACCCTTGTATAACTCAAATGTAAATGTTTTGCCTTGCGCCTTCATCTTCTCTCCGAACTCAGAGAGACGGTTCTTAACAGATGTAAAAGTATTATGTCTTTTAGAATTAAGTTCTACTTTATCCGATTCTGCTGTGGCTTCCTCGAAAAGATCAAAGCCTACATAGTGAACTTTGTTATGCTTCTCGAAGGCCGCTAGGGACATTTCAATGGCTCTACCACCATTCCATGTACCCACTTCCACAATCTTATTTTTAGCATAGGTACGTACAAGTGTAGCCAACTGCTTATATCTTGGTAGGTTTACGTCAGGAGCTACACTATCTGGAATGGGGTTCTTAAGATTGCCCTTGAAGTGTGTCATATACTGGGCAAGAGGAGACTGTTGGAATGCCGCTAGGCCAGTAACATTGGGTGTTAGATTATGGACAAGTAGCCCATGAGCCATATAAATCTTTAGTAGACGATCAAAGATAAAGCCATCGTGCCACTCTCTGTAAGAGATAACTTCTCCAATGTCATAGCATCCTCGAAGATCGCCCAGAAGAAGTAGAGGAGATTCTTTACTAAGATTGAAACCTACAAAAGAAGTTTCACTGTAGTCTACATCTTTTCGCCCTAAATAAGCTAGCTCTGCTTTCTCGGGTAGGAAGGGCGCTAGGCGCTCTGCTGAAAGAGGCTTTGTTGTTACGGTATCGGCATCCAGCCAGACAAGCCATCCTGCCTTCTTCTTCTCGTCTGCTAGACGGAACGCACAGTCTGTCATAGCATAGACTTTGTGGCACCATTTGATAGCGTCCATACGCCAGTTGTACGGGGTCTTTCCTCCCATAGTACCGTCATACTGCTTCATACGCTCTCGATAGTCTAGCATATCTTTGATATCGTTTAGATTACGATATTCAATAAGTGGAGATTTAGGAAGGTCTTTTATCAAGTCTTCTGGAAAGTCATGATAATATGCTGTTAGTTTTAAATCATTCTTCCAGTTCTTAATGACTGAAAGGAGCATATTCTTGGCGTAAGTTTTATATCCGTCTGAACTAAATGAAGTTACAACATTAATCATATTTCTTTTTTTCTACCTTTAAATGTCCTAAATAAAAGTCTTTCCACTCTTTGACATATTTAGAATCGATGTTGCGTGAAGGCTTCCAATCTTTATAAATTGGACCGCCGGTTGTGAAATGTACATTCTTAGCCTCTACGTTCTCGGGGCTATGCCCATCAAGCCAGTTCCACTCATGGCTGATAGAACCGATATGCTCGGACTCTAGCCAATAGAAAGAGTGTAGCCACGAACCTGACTTCGTGTTAACATCGCCAACGGTCAGTTCTTTAGTCGCAGGATGATCACAGTTCCATAAGACAAAAGATGACCAGTTCTTTCTGGAGTAAACTGTTTGAACCTTACCCCCCATCTTGGATGTGTCGGATGGGTGGTAGTCATGTTTAACGCAGCTAATAGCTACGCTGCTGTTCGCTCCTGCCGTATCGAAGATTTCATCGATATCGGAACGGACAAACATATCGCAGTCCATGAACAAGGCTAGTCCGCTATACTGGTTTAGCATAGGGACCAGAAAGCGAGTAAAGCTAAACTCTGTAGAGAAGGGCTTCCTATCGAAAGTATCGACAACGCCAGTCTCTGTTAGCTCTCCCGAACGCCAATAGAGACCGGCTCTGCGAACCTCCGACTGAACAATAGGCACAATATTATAGGGGGTTTTGGTATGGCTTTCGATAGACTTCTTCAGAACATGGCAGTACAGTTCTTCAGTAGGATCATAGCCAATGTAGATAGTCGGAAGTTTGTTGAACATAGTTCTTTCCTGTTATTTTAGTAAATTATACTACGGGATTTACAGGTTAGTCAAGTACTTTTTAATTTGGAGCGGGTAAGGGGAATCGAACCCCTACAGCTAGCTTGGAAGGCTAGAACTCTACCGTTGAGCTACACCCGCAATTTCACTACAAGCCTTTATAAGTTTACTCGCCTCATCTTGAGGAAGGTAGTAGCTAAGAACCACTAGCAGGGCCTTAAAAAGATCGGTAAAGTATTTGACATCTTCTTTCTCGATCTTTGTAAGTTTTCTCTTTTTACCCTTTTCTTTAAGGTCTGACAGAGTTTTCGTTACATCAGTTAGACATTCTTCCAGAGAGGCAAGTACGACCTCTTCTTTAAAATTAGCGGGAATTTCGATTTTCACGGCTATTATCCTTGAACTAGGTCTACGACTTCACAGACGCCAGCCGTGCAGGCAAGCTGCTGGCTTCCTGTCGTGTTGTCTTGGTTCTCATACTGGGAAATACGCGACCAATCAACACTTGCGGGCATCTTAGCGGCTAGGTTTTGGTAGTCCTCTTCTGTGCAGTCCTGATAGGGGGCTTGATCGTAGATATGATCCGAGTGTGGCAGGAAGGAAATACCAGAACAAATATCAAAGTTCTCGTATACCCAAGCACCTACGGCAACCCACTCGTGGTCCCTTACGGAGATTGTGACAGAGGGTTTGTGTTCCGTCCAGTTCAAGGCGTAAGTCTTCCACATCTCTAGCTGCTCGATGGCAGTCATGTCATTTCTAGTAACCGCCCCTTTGGGAGCCTTCATTGGAAAGGAGAAAACTACAACCCTGTCAGGATGGAACTTCTCTGGCTCGTTAGGAATACCAGCATCAGCCATTAGTTTGGTTAGTGGGTCTTTAATGTCACAGCGAACTGTGCGAACATAGTAGGGGCTATGGCGGGCATGAATGCCGCTGGAGGCGTCTGTTAGCTGGCTGACCGTGCCTGACGGCTTGCAGCAGGTAACGGCTGTAGACTGAGGAATACCAAGTTTGGCAGCCCATTCTTTGTTTACTTCTACGGCATGGTCGCGTAAGGCGCGAAGAAGTTCAGCAGAAGGATTATTGGTGATAGGTGCGTCCATAATGCCGGTCAGAGAGACGCCTAGCAACCGTTCCTCTTCGGTATTCCGCTTCCAAATCTTACGCAGATAGGGGAAGTTTGTGAAGGTAGACTGGATGGTTCCCAAAACAGTAGCTGCCCATACCTTTTTCTTTAGGCTCTCTTCTGTATCTGAGTGACGAACAACCACCTCAGTTAGATTACAGAACTGATAGGGGCGGAGAATGATCTCGCTGCAGGGGTTGGTGCCAAACTCATAATCTGTGTCTCTACGGCCATTCTTTTCAGCATGCTTGATTGCTGCATAGCGGGCAAAGATACCGCGTTCGCCAGACTTGCTTTCTACAAGAGACAGCCACTCGCGCATGAAAGTCTCTGTATCTGGCTTTTCCTCGTAGATAGCCGAGTTATTGGCAAGGGCGCGATGCGGAGAATAGGTCCACCATTCACCGCTTTTAGCGCGGCGCATATGATCGTCCTGAAGATCGGATAGGCTGATCATTGCCGAACGACGAACACCCCCAGACACTACAATATCTGCCACCTTACACATAATGTCATGACACTCAAGAGTACTGAGCTTGCGGCCAGCGGCTTTCTTAAAGGTTTCAACACAGAACTTGAATAGCTCTACAAGAGGCTCAGGACCTGACGCACGGCCACCGAAAGTCTTTAGGCGGGCACCCGAAGGACGGACGCCAGACACATCCCATTTAGGGATTTCGCCGCTATAGAGCATTGCCAGTAGTTTACGGAAGGCTTTGGCCCATCCTTCCTTAGAATCATGCACCTTAATAACATCTTCTGAGACGAAGAGTTTTTCAGGGATTTCTGGTAGCTTATTCGTATACTTAGATTCTACACTGTAGCCAACACCCGTCCCACACAGCAAGATCATCATAGCCTCGTCGAAGGCTTTAGGATCGTCGATAGGCATGTAAGAACAGTTGTAGGCACAGGTGTTATCCCTGTCCAGCGCAGAGCCAGCCGTCATCATCATACGCATAGAGGGCATGACTTCCAGATTAAGGATCATTTCCTCTAGAGTATTGATCGTCTTTTCGTCATCCGAAATTACACGGCGGACAACATTATCAATGTACCGCTTTACCGTTTCAGACCAACTCTCTCTACGATTCTGTTCAGGTAGCCAGCGAGCGTAGCGAGATAAAGCAATGAAATTCTGATAGTCTGTTGGAAGGTAATTTGACATAATAATGCTGTCTCCTTAGATCAAGGTTGCCGATAAGTTTTATCGTGAAGGGAAAGCATCATTATACTATAGTGGATGATCTTCAACAAGTCGTTTCTGTTGCGACCCTCTTTTTTACCGTAACGCTTCCAATACTTTAGAATGTTTTCCATAATAAAACCATCGCCATAGCCAGCGTCGATGATCGTATCCGTAGCTTGGTAGTTACTTGAGGCATAGTGCTGTGTATACGTCTGGTCGATATACTTCTTGATATCTACCAAAATCATATCTTCGTTGAAAGAGTAATCAGGTTCTCTTGACACAGGCAGTTCTTCCACTTTTGACATCAGCAGTCCTCTATTTGAAAGACAGAACGGTATTGATTCTTTTTCTAACGTAGTTAACTTCTTTAGACCGAAGAACCTTAAAAGCAAAGCCTCGCATTTTCTTAGAGTCTACACCAGCAAGATCGCAGACAGTTAGAAAATCCTCTGCCGTAACACCTACTGAGGCAAAGAACCAAGCCTGAGCATTTCGTCTTGCGACGACCTCTTCTTCAGGCTCATTGTCTGATTGCGGTTTAGTTGCATCGAGGATCGCTTGTAGAAGAACGCATAGAAAAAGAAGTTTTTCTGGGGGAGCGTTATGATCTATAAATTCCTCTAAGTCAAGATTAATCTTACTATTACTCAAGTTTTTCTTTAGCCCATTTTAAAATTACATTAACATCTTTACTGGAGCAATATTCAAACCCGTGTTTATCGCACCAATCCCCGTAAGTTGTCTTAGACCCTTTATAGAGTTTGGACTTGGGGTTATCGAAGACAAAGCGAATATCGAGAAATAAATTATCTTTTCGGATGTAGAGATGCTTCATTCTATCTGCTGTGGTGAAGCGTCCTTTAACTTCTAAAATAATTCCGTTAGCAAGAACAAAGTCTGGGAGATACTTACGAACTAGAGATACTTTAAAAGGTATTTTGTAGGGTTCGTATCTATGGGTTATTTTATTACTCTTTAGAAAACTGAATAACCTCTCCTCAGACCCTGATCTAAACTTCTTAGGCATCAGTTACTTCGGGTACATCAGGCTCGTTGATGACTTTTACTAAGTAACGAGGGCCTGTAGAATAAGTAAATGTTCTGATACCCTTACCGCCGTTGGCAGAACCCCAGCAATGGTCCCTAAAGTCACAGAAGCTGCACCCTACAGCCAGCTTCATATTACCAGACTTACCGTCTGGGACAGGCTCGTAGCATCTCTCAGGAGGCATTGGGTCTTCGAGCATTGCCCGTAGCTCATCGATGCGAATATCTGGATTGATCATATCCATTTGGTGAAGGGGAGCAAAGGCAATCTCTCCGCCCACCTTATCAATGGCAATGAACCCTGCTTTCGTTTTGTTAGAGGCTTTAGCGTAAGAAGAAAGCTGCGCTACATAGCCAAACGGATCGTCGTTTGCTACAGTGTTCTCTTTGAATTTCTTAAAGCTAAATGGTGAAGCACTCTTAAAGTCAACCATAACACCATCTACGATAGCATCGTGGTGTCCTACAACGCCATTGACCTGCACTTCCTTTTGAGGGTCTTCTAGCGTATGTCCTGCGGTTTTAGTTAGCAGAATAAGAAGCTGTTCTAGAATATCGCCGTACAGAAACTTAATGAGTGTAGGACCAGTAAGGTCTCTCTTAGGAGCGCCATTAATCTCATACCAAACTTTTCTGTTTGGCTGACCGATCATAGACAGGCGAAGATTGTTTCGTTCCTTACGACTGCGAGAAAGAGCAGAGGCAACAGCCTTTGAAACACCATCGGCAAACTCTTTTAGGTCTTCTTCTTTTATTGTTGTTTTTGAGTCGCTTGTGAAGAGGGTATAGATGTCCTCTACTAGCGTGTCGATGTTTTTCATTAACTGTTGCCCCTGCCTAGGCCTTAAGCGGCCTTAGCCAGTAGCGGGCTATTCTTAGGAGAAGATACCAGACGATAACGGGTATACATCTCGCCTTCTGGGGTCTTGGCGCGAAGGGCTTCGATTACAAAGCCAAAAGCACGAAGACGGGAAATGGTGGCAGTTAGGTTCTCTGCCCAGCCATTCTCGATAGCAGTCTTACGAGTAACGCGGCGACGTTGACGTAGCGCCTTTAGAATACGAAGTTCGTTAGAAATCATGGTGTTAGCCTCTTTAGTTTGTGTAATATGTCCACTTTATAGTGTTGGTGGTCCCACTCCTACACCCACCAACGAATGCTATCCAAAAACGATAGCCCCGTGTTACGCTTACTTTACAGGTTTACGACTTCTTTCTCGTCTTCGATTGAATAACCATCAACCGGAGTAAAGCCCTTCG